AGATTTCCCAATGATTGAATTGGTGTATCTCGTAAATCTAAACTACCCCCAACCGATGTTAGATTTCCCAATGATTCTATTTGAGTATTTCGTAAATCTAAACTACCCCCAACCGATGTTAGATTTCCCAATGATTTAATTTGTGTATTTCGTAAATCTAAATCACCTCCAACTGAATATAACGGATTACCTTTTCTATCTAAATATCTTTGCATCCTGTCCCAATCATTCCCAAAAATTTCAAATGATAAAATATGAAGAACTTTTGGATATTCAGAATTTTTTAGTTTTTCAAATTGGTTTTCTGTAATTATTATTTCCATATCTTATAAATATATTGGAGTTGCGATTTAACCCACAACCCCAACTAATCCGTCCAAATGATGATCATCCGACATATCAGAACCTACCGGTATTTTGTTCATAACCCTAATGATTCCATCAATACTATATGGAACCATATCGTTTCCATCAACACCAACATCCATTCGTTTTCCGTTACCGAATTTACGGTTTGCAGGTAGGTGCACATGACCATGTAAATGGATAACACCTTTGTTAAGTCCGTTCCAACTTTGAAGTGGGTAATGACACAATACAAAATTTTTATCGTTGATGTTTACCTCCAAGTAATGTTGAACACTTAAGAATTTACTTTGAATGTTTTCTCTGTCGTTCTCAATGTGATGATCGTGATTCCCCAGAATGAGATGAATGTTTTTACAAATCAATCTATCAAGGAATATCCCAATGTTTTCAAATCCACCAAATGAAACATCTCCCAACATAATTAGTGTGTCATCCTGTCCAACAACATTGTTAATACCATTCACCAATCGTTCATTCATTTGTTCAATGGTGTCAAAGTCACGAGTAGAACCTACCGGAATTTCACCATCTTGTGTTCTCCAATCTGTCACACCACGACATATGTTTTTGTGTGCGTAGTGAGTATCACTTGTAATAAACACTCTCCCTGTTGTTATTATTTTTTTAAATTTCATAATTTTTTATTTTAGTCCCATATATCACTGGGATAATGTTCTTTAACTATATTGTCATACATTTCACGAATATTGTCGTAATCCATATTAAGTTGATTTTTAAACATAGCACTCAAAGCAGAGTAGTTAGGTATCTCTTTGTCAACATCACCACCCATTAATTTAAGATTGGTTTCATTTTTTTTAATCTCGGTATTACACGCCATAAATAATTCAAATGGAATATCCAATAACATTGGGCTAATCTCATCATCGTTATCTAACCAAGCCTGTATTTCAGTATCACTATCCTTTTTAGATGAGATGGCGTATTTAACATCCGAAGATCTTTGAATGAGATAAATTAACTTATAATTTTTAATATACCTATCCCAATGTTCTTCTTGGGTTGTACACCATTTAGTATTTGAACCATATGATTTTGACGCTTCAAAACTTAACGGGATTATTGCCAACCAATCACCATCATCATAAATCTTTTTGGTTTGTTTCTCAAGTTCTTTAAGTTTTACAATTTCGTCCGCCTTTTCAACTTCAATCTTTAACGATTTGAAACTTTTATGTTGTCCAATATCTTTTTTCTCAATCCTATTACATTTACTATGTTTCTCAAATTCATTTAATATTACAACATTTTCCTCACCAATTAGTTCAATACCCAAATACAACTTATCATCATACCATTCTTTGAACCATTTAATTAAAAATTCGGTGTATTTATACGAATCGCTTGGATCAACCTCCGCAATCACATCAATTATACTGATATTTAAGTCGGGGTGTTGTTCTTTAAGTTTATCTAATCTTGACATATTTTATAAATTTATTTCAAAACGACTACGCATTTGTTCTATTTTATCATCAGGAACATTATGATCATTGGTATTTCCGTGATGGTTTTCAACGATGATTCTGAATACTTTATAATCATATTTTTTCGCCAATTCAAAATATGCGTCCATCTCCCATTCTTGTGTGAAAGTGTTTGATACCGCAACAGGTGAATGACTCATTTTCATTAAGAAATCCATTTCCTCTTGACACCACTTATGAGCATCTTTTATTTGTGAGGGTTTAAAGTTGTAATTACCATCTCTATCAATAAAGAACATATCAGCTTCTTTATGACAATAATCTATCTTCACCAATGTTTTTGCAAATGTTGATTTACCCGAGCCAGGGATCCCTCTCACGATATATAGTATTTTTTCCATACCACAAAGATATAAAAAAAACTTATATAAAACAAAAAAAGGAACCAAAGTTCCTTTTTATTTAGGTCGGATTGAATTAATCACGACTCCACCACCTTGTTTATACGACACAAGGAAACTATATCTTATTCATCCACAAATAATAATTGGTTTGATTTGAGGATCCAAATGTGATATCTGTAAATTTAAGTCCAATTATTACACCATTAATTAAATTACCCTCGTAAATAGTTCCACTCAAATTACCCCAACTTGTATAGTTCATTGTTAGGTTATATGCCGATGCGGTTGTATAAAACGAATATGTTGCCGGGTTACCATTGAATGTATATTGATTAATGGTATTAAAATGAAGTGTATCATTTGTGGGAGTAATTCCTCCTATTCCACCAATTCTATACCCCGTAATCACCCAAGTTTGTCCAACCATATTAATTGTTGTATCCATTCCCGTGGTGTCAGTTACAATCGGTTGTGGTGGAAGTGGCGGTGTGTTTGGCTGGGGGTTCTCTTTCTGACAGGAAAGAATACCAAAACTCAACCCAATAAATAAAAATACTTTTCTCATAATTACTTTGTTATTAACGCTTCAATTTTACTTTTAATCGGTTCAACCATATCAATCTCTTTTGTTCCCGTCACAATAATGGAATCTTTCAAGAATCGGAATGGAATGTTAATCAAGAATGATTTACCATTGAAGAATGTTAAATCATTTTTAAGTTCCAAACATCCGTGAACCATTTTCAAAAAAATGTTGAATTGTGTCTCGTCAATAAATACTTCATTTAGTAATTCACCAAACGATTCATTAATAATTCTAATTTTAAATGCCGTCTTATTCATACCACAAAGATATATAAATTATTTTAATTTCCAAACTTTGAATAGTTATATTTCTTCACTTAACCACCAAATGAATATTTTGTCTGTCCTCAAATTATAGGTATCCTCCAACTTACAGATTGAAACTCCCATTCGTAACTAGATGTGAGTCCCCTTAAATTATAGGTATCCTCCAACTTATTTTATTAAATACTTGCTCAATACGAGATGTGAGTCCCCTTAAATTATAGGTATCCTCCAACCATACCTCTAATAACTCACTGATTTCCAGATCGTTCATACTAAAAACGGATTCCAAAAGTGACCAAATTCTATCGTAATTGATGTAAACCCATCCATTTTTTTGATCCTGATAATAATAAAACAAAGGTAACCCATCTTTATCAACATAAAATGTTTTATTATCTCTGACTACCGAAGTAAGATTCCCAAACTCCTTATTCAACCATTTTAATATGATTTTTTGTTTATTCATAATGTTTTAAATTATAGATGTTTTCCAACTTTGTGACTATTTGGAATATACTGTGGTAGGTGTGTATCCCCTTAAATTATAGGTGTCCTCCAACCATGCCTCCAATAACTCACGGATCTCCAATTTCCCCATACTAAAAACAGATTCCAAAAATAACCAAATTTTTTTGTAAGCAATGTAAACCCACCCAATTTTTTCATCTTGGTAATAAACAAATATAGGTAACCCATCTTTATCAACATAAAATGTTTTATCATCGTTAACCACCGGAGTTAGATTACCATATTCCTTGTTCAACCATTTTAATATAATTTTTTGTTTATTCATAGTGTTTTAAATTATAGGTAATAGATTTATAATAAATTCGGAAGGTGCGTATCCCCTTAAATTATAGGTATCCTCCAACTTTTCTACTGCTTCCAATTTCTGCTTTTGGGTGCGTATCCCCTTAAATTATAGGTATCCTCCAACCATACCACTAATAACCCCTTAATTTCCAAATCCTTCATACTAAAAATGGATTCCAAAAGTAACCAAAGTCTATTGTAATTAATGTAAATCCACCCATTTTTTTCATCCTGATAATAATAAAACAAAGGTAATCTATCTTTATCAACATAAAATGTTTTATCATCTCTGACTACCGGAGTTAGATTACCATATTCCTTGTTCAACCATTTTAATATAATTTTTTGTTTATTCATAATTACAAATTTACAAATAAAAACAATAAGGCACAAAAAAATCCCAAAAAAAAATCAACTACGAAATTTTTTGGGATTTCATTAATGTTAAACCAACAATAAGTTAGAAGGGAATGTTGTTCGTATCACATAAATATCCAATAGTATCCCAAAAGACAATTTTTTTTTAAAAAAGTTTCAAAATTATTTTAAATAATGGATCTTTGTGATCATCAAATGGTAAATCCATAAGATTGAAATATCCACATTCGGAGTGTTCATCCCCATCCTTGGCGTTATCCAAATCAGGATATAACTCAACATCTGTGTCATAAAGATATATATACATTAAACCCTTAATCTTACCATCTTTTTTATATGTATTGACAACCTCAATCAGGTTCACATTGTTAACCTCATCACTTAAATCAATATTGGTTTCCTCATAAAACTCTCTAATGGCAGTTTCTTTAGGTTTTTCACCACTCTCAACACCACCACCAGGAACTGACCATATATTTGGTAACGAATTGTCGGGACTCCGTTTACAAAGTAAAAATTTATCTTTACATCTAACAAGTATTCCCGAAAATCTTTTTAGTTTTCTATTATCCATTATATTTATGTCTATGGATGTAATAATAAATAATAATTTGTTCAATGTCAAATGTATGATAACGACAAAAGATACGCATCAAGGTATGATGGGTAAAAAATTTGACAATACATTTGATGGTATGTTATTTATGATGAATGGTAACAATCATTCATTTTGGATGAAGAATTGTATAATCCCTTTGGATATTATCTATATAAGTAATAATAAGGTGTCCAAAATTCACCACGACTGCAAACCTTGTAACTCTGAACCTTGTGAAAGGTATCCAGGCAATGGAGATTCCATATTGGAAGTTCTTGGTGGAACCTGTAAGAAATATGATATTAAAGAAGGTGACAGAGTTTACTTTGATTAACCCTCTTTAATTTTTTCCTTTAATACTCTAACAAATTCTTGTTGTATCATTTTGGTGAATTTCACATAAGCGGCTTCGTCATTATCTCCACCATATTTGTTCTTACCTTGGGGTGGTCTTTTACTTCTACCCATATAATTAAGTCCTGAAATGTTAGTGATACATTTATGTCCCCCACTATTAGAAACAATAATATCCCAAGCATTTACCGTGACATTATCAAGTAAATTTATTTCGTCATCAGTTAAATCACTAAATGGTTTTGACATTGCGGTTTCAATTTGTTCCATAAAATCCTCACCATCATTTGATTTGAATTTATCTCCATATAACGCTCTAAAATCTTTGTATGTAAATCCAACCGATTCAGGTCCAAAATCTTTCCCTGATTCCGATATCCATTTGATTGTTGATAATGGAATATTTCTTTCTTTCAATTGTGATTCCCATTTCCCCAATACCTCATCTTTAATCTCACCCAAATTAACTCCTTTAAGTGATCGTTCTTTTTTAAACGGATTACAAGATGCTTGAACCAATCCTAAAGGCCAAGCAAGAACTATAAAGTCCGCTTCAGGATTATTTCTGAATGGTGTATATCTATCATATGAACCTGGTTTCATCATATTACCACCTCCATATTGAACGATGATATTACCATCAACTTTTACATTGGGTGATGTCTTCATTGTTTGAACATAGTTCTCCTTGTTTTTTTCAAGGTTTTCTACATTGGTGTATCCTTTTTCCAACATTTGTCCTCTAATATTGTTGAGAATACTTAATAGGGATGGATTTGCATTTAGAACTATTTCCTCAAGAAAACTTGGTTTGTTTTTAAATGCTAATAATAATTTATTAACAACCAATCCCATTAACATTTTGTTTCTTTGTAATGTCTTATCCTTATCCACTTTGATTAGGTAGTTCATCACTTCTTCAGGACTGATGTCGTGTTTCACATAATCCGCAGAATCAACCGTTGATATTAATGTAATGTCTTCAGGTGAAAAAATATCCTTGGGGGATATTGTTTGGGAAATTGTTTCAACATTAGATCTTGATGATTTAAAATTTGTTGCGGTTCCTTTTTCAACCCCAACTTGTGTGTCGTGGTGATCGGTGTGGATAACAAACATCTCACGTCCGTGAGCAAAATCGACTAAAACCGGCATAGTATCCCCATTTGCATCCATTTTTTTTACCGCAAATTCTTTATCACCATATTGTATTATTTCTGCATCAACAACTTTTATCCCGTTATTCTCAAGATAGTGTTTCATCGCTAATGCCGTGGTAACCCCATCTAAATCTTGATGAAAGTATATTTTAGCTTTATTATATCTTTTTGCTAATTTATTAATATCCCTTATTCCCGATTCTAATATTAAATTTTTTCTCATATTCATAAATACCTTTTAAACTCAAAATGTAAATATCGTTTGTTTTAATAATTAAAAATTCCTATCTTTATCTAAATCTTTAAAATTTAAAATATGAAAGAAAAAGTTAATCAATTTGTAAAGAGGTTCAAACCTCTATTTAAAAATGTGATGTTTATGGTGTTTATTGGGGTTTCGTTGTTTGCGGGATTTTATGCTGGTTCAGCTTATAACTCCAAATACGGATCAAAGAAACCAACCATTAATATGGTTAAGGTTAATCGTAGTCAAGTTAATTTGGCGTTAGATGAACACAACCATCTAATCATCATTGATAAGAAAACCGGTGACTACACGGTATATCAAGATTCAATTGGGATTTCGGTGTTTAAGTTATACGCCAGAAACATTTTTTCAAGCACACCAAAATAAACCATTATGAAAGTATCCAACATTTTAAAATTGTTATACTTGATGGGTTGTATCATTACCATTGTGATTTTGTCGGGTATGTCAACCATCAATTATCAATCCAATGCTAAATTTGAGAATGAAGGATACGGTATCCCAAACTCACCAATTTCCCTTCAGATGTATGAATACATTGAGAAGTATTCGGATAAATACAAAATCCCAAAATATGTCGCATATAATGTGGCTTACAAGGAAACAACATATAGAGGTCCTTTTGATTGGAGGTATAATCCATCAAGGATATCTTGTGCTGGGGCACTTGGTCCGATGCAAATCATGCCCTCAACATCTGATTGGATTAATAAAGTTGATTATCCCAACCATAGGATTATGAATGATATTAAATTGAACATTGAAACGAGTATGAAGTTATTGAGGAAACTGCATAACAAGTATGGTAATTGGAATGTTGTTTGTGGTTGTTACAATACAGGTAGACCTATTGTAAATGATTATGGTAGATACTGCGGAACCAATAGAAATTATAAATCAAAGTGGTTGTCGCTTAATTAATGGGATTCCCCATCTTTAATAGAGGTGGGGTTTTTAATTTATTTCTGTTAACCAATCGGGGATATGGCTAAACTCTTCAACATTTTTTATATACTCTTTTAAACCAAATACTTCCCTCAACCATATCCTTATGAATGATATAACACCATTATATGATATTCCAAACCCTCGTTCTAAAGCGTCCCAAATTATACCATCATTGACATAAATTTCATTAACTTCTCTATCATAAATAAATACATTTTTGGTAGTTTCATATCTGAATAAAGTGCAGTTTTCTTCCTCTTCACTCTGAACAACATCCAAATCATTAAATATATTTAAGAACTCCATTGGATCATTATCAAACCCAAGTTTTGTTAAGTTTTTAACTCCACCTAAAACATCGGACGCTTGATTCCAACCCAATTTTTTAACAAGGGTCTTTATCCTATCTTGTGTTGATTGTTTTTGACTTTCTGTGATGATAATTCTCATATCTTATAAATATATACCACCCCCAATATTAACCATCTGTTTAATTTCTTGTTTGGTATGTTTATTTGACATCGGAGTATTTCCTAAATATAAATTACCTCCTACCGATTTTAGATTTCCTAATGATTCAATTGAAGATCCATATAAATCTAAATGACTCCCTACTGATGTTAGATTGTCCAATGATTGAATTGGTGTATTTCGTAAACTTAAATAACCTCCAACCGATGTTAGATTTCCCAATGATTCTATTTGAGTATTTCCTAAATCTAAACTACCCCCAACCGATGTTAGATTTCCCAATGATTCAATTGAAGTATTTCCTAAATATAAACTACCCCCAACCGAAGTTAGATTTCCCAATGATTCAATTGACGCATATTCTAAATTTAAATTACCCCCAACCGATGTTAGATTCCCTAATGATTCAATTGAAGTATTTTCTAAATATAAATCACCTCCAACCGATGTTAAATTTTCCAATGATTCAATTGACGCATATTCTAAATTTAAATCACCTCCAACTGAATATAACGGATTACCTTTTCTATCTAAATATCTTTGCATCCTGCCCCAATCATTTCCAAAAATTTCAAATGATAGAATATGAAGAACTTTTGGTTCTTCAGAATTTTTTAGTTTTTCAAATTGGTTTTCCGTGATGATAATTTTCATATACTATAAATACCATATAAAACAAAAAAACCAACTATTAAAGTTGGTATTCTTTTATCTGTTCAAGAGTTTTAAAATATTCAACCCTTGTCTTTGCAATTTCAGTATAGTTTGGTGATAACTCAATACCTAACCATCTTCTTCCGAGTATTTCTGCCGCAACTAATGTTGTTCCACTACCAGCAAACGGATCAAGAACTACATCGTTTTTGTAGGATAGTATTTTGATCGCTTTAGTTGGGATGTCCATTGAGAACGTCGCCTTGGTGAGTGATTTAGTATCTGCAAAGTAATTCCACTGGCCAAAAACAAGTTCCATAAACTCTTTCTTATCTGTCTCTTCATATACAACTTTCTTTTTTATGGTTCCATCCTCCTGTTCAATTTCAGTTGGTGTCCCTTTCCATTGTGGTTCTCCTTTTGTTAATTTTTTTGGCGAATTTTTATATGCAATAATAACACATTCCTTTGGGTTATAAATATATGGTTGACTACAACTCATCCAAGATCCCCAAGCGGTTGTTTTACTTCTATGTGGACTATCTTCTTCTAAATCAATAAGTCCAAACCATTTATAACCAACTTCTTTCATTATGTTCCAAATCTCGGAAACGATAAAAATTCTACCACCTCTATCTTTTAAATTTATCTCATATGGGACATTTACACAAATTCTACCATCATCTTTTAACACTCTAAACGCATTTTCTAACCATTTTTTAGAAAAATCTAAATATTGATCAATAGTTGTATTGTCATCATAAACGTCATAATTAATGTTTACGGAATATGGTGGGCTAGTAATGACGATATCTATTGATTTTTCAGGAAGTTTTGACATAACTTCCACACAATCCCCGTTTATAATCTGATTCAATATTTTTTCTATATTCTCTATATTTTTCATAATACTCTTTTTTCCTCTTTAAATGTATATTAGATTCTTTATAAACATAATCTAAAAAACTAACTATACCAACAATATTAACAATTTTAATGGTGTATTTTTCCTTGTTTTCGTGTATTTTTCCGATATTAGGTATTTTAGACATTACCTCAATTAAAAATTCTCTAAATTTTTCCGATGCACAAACTATAGTCACTACAGAAGCTTTAGTTTTTTCACTATAAAAAAAATTCCCATCACCATCATAAAACCCTCTTATAAAATCTTTATAAAATTTTTCATCTATAATCGGTTTATTGATTGTAAAAGTTTTTCTTGGAATACATCCTTGATTAATTAAATCATTAATTAATTTATTACTATTAATACGAATAAGACAATTATCTGAAGTTGAGGGTGTTCCTTTTTTTGTTAATGTCATATTTTGATTGTAACCAATTTTGTGTTCAGATTCAATATTATCTTTAAATAGTTTCAAATGTTCTTCATCTTTCACAGACAACTTTAAAACTAATTGACTACCTGATTTAGTTTTTCTTACACAACCATCCGCAAATAAAAATCCTAACCAATAAGCCTTTTCTTCATTATCAATATTTTCAAAATAATTATGATTAACGTCATACCTACGATTTGTTAATGCAATATTGTTTTCTTTAAAAATTCTTTTTATTGGTCTTAAAGAAACTCCAAAACTTTTAGCAACTTTTTTTAAATTTTTTAATTCATTATACCTTTCAATGACTAAATTATTATCAATATCAATTCTACTTCCCATATAAATAAATATCTGTTAGTGTGTAGAAAGACACAACTTTTTATTTATTTATTTTTCTCTATTACAAACTCTCTAAAAAATCCCACACCTCATTTGAAAACGATTCATACATATCTCCGTTCTCATCATCCGATAAGTCAACGATGTATTCGTCAACACAAAAATCAACAATTATTTCGTGTGTTTCTCCAAGTGTTTTTTCATCACTTTTTAACCCCTCATATAAATTGAGAATGTGGTATTTTTGTCCTTCAGTTAATTTCATCTTTATTTATTCTCCAATGTTTTAATGTGATGATCCAAATAAAATTTTGCCTTTTTTAAATCTTCCAATTCTTTATCTTTATTCTTCTTGCCTGCCCTTGAAATGTATTTTATTGTATTACCAAGCGAGAATCCCAATTCCCAAGCATCAATCACCTTTATGGTTTCATAAACATTATTTCCACCCCCATAATGTTCGGGATGATTCACTTGTTCTTTTTTAGGTATTGTATTTGTAAATAATACATCATAAACTTCTTCCATTTCTAATTTTTGTTTGTGAGCCCAAAACACCCCATCAATATAATAGGTATTAAATCCTTGCCAATCAAATGAATCAATTACTTTATCAACACCTTCCGTTGGATCCTTCGTAGATTTATAATCGTCCAAATAAATTATACCATCATCATTAACAAAATGGGCAACATTATTAATATCTTCCCTCACACAATCCTCCAAATGACATCCATCAATTTCAATAAAATCAAATTTTATGTTTGCGGTATCCAAAACTCTTGGGAGAGTATCTCCTGAATCTCCGGGAAATAAATGTAAATGAATATTCCAATTCGCAAAATGGTTTTTCATAATCTCAAAGTTCGTTGTTGTGCAACCATATTTGCAACTATCAAAAATAAAAAATCTAATTGGATTTTTATTATACGAACTATCCTCCTGAATTAATTTGATTAATGTGTTACAGATTATCATTGCCGAATGTCCTTCATTAAATCCTATCTCAATAATATTTTTTGGTTTTGTTTGAGATATCAAATCTTGTAGTGTGTCCATTCTTTCAGGATACCAACTAATGTTTCCTTCACCACCACCTAAAATCATTCCTTTTAGTAACTCCATATTATTTCTTGTCTTGATATCCTAAATTCATTGTATCTTTATTCACCACAAACCGAAGTTTCACTATTTGAAACTTATCTTTTCCATAGGATTGTTTTATCTCAAAGTTTGTTCCTTTAACATCAAATTTAAGTGTTTGAACAACCGCTCCTGTAGGATCCAAATATTCAATCGTAATACCAACGATATTTAATAAATCCTTTGGGTTATATGATTGTTGGACTGTTTCAAAATATTCGGTTAGGAATATGATCTCCTCACCTTCATTATACATTTTGTATTTCCTAAATAAGAATGGTTCAATATCCATACCATCCAATTTAATAATCCAACGATTACATTTTAATGGTTCAATCAATGGGAACCGTTCTACTAATTGTGTCATTTGTTTTTGTTTACATATTTTATGATTTCATCCTCCGTTTTTCCTTCGCAGAACATTTTGAAAACCTCCATTGAGAAGTCATCGCTTGTGAAGATTGCGTCCGCCGATAAATAACTTGATAAGTTATTGAGATTTTTGATGATATTATCCTTTTTGAGTATTCTCTTGTTGAATCCCATCTTTATTGTCTTTTAGGTTGTAATACATTTGTCTAACCTTTTTACCCAATTCAATATCGTTTGGGGTTTCAATAACTAACTGTTCTAAAATTTTTAAGATATCCATTTTTATTTAATTTAAATTTGTGACATTTTTTTTTCTTGTTCATATATTTCTTGATTAACATATGAAATAAGTTTTCTTTTAAATAAAGGTAGTAATGTTTCATTGATTGGAAAAATATCGCTACACTTCATTTCAAATACGGGTAATGTTGGTCTTTCCACTTCATCACTCCACTGAGAAAGTGTATTAATTATTTTTGGTATTGTCAACTTACCTTTTGGTTCCGAATAAATTAAATTAACAAGGGTTTTTTTTTCTATGGATTTCGTTGATGCCGGTATCACATTATATTCCCAAACATATAAATTATTTGTTTTTATCTCATTATAGAAAAAATATCCTTTATTCGTTGGTATATTTTTTTTGTTTTTTTTAATTTTAATATCTATTGAATCAAATACAACCGACCAAACGGATTTTGCAATATTAAAATACTCCATCATTTTTGGTGCGGAGAATTTTAGGATACTAATAAATTCTTGAATTTCTTCCTGATTCATTTCAGGAATTTGTTCAATCTTCAAATCTTTAACAAGAAGTTCATCATCAACGGTGTTGAACTTTTTATTTGTGTAAAGATATTTTTTATCTTTGATTAGAGTTTGTAGGCTCGCCAAATGAAGTGATAATTCTATAAACCAAGGATATAGTTCCATTTTATCAAGTTTTTCACCCACTTTTTGGAAATATCCCAATAACTTATACTCCTTATGTTCTTTATCTATTGGTTTTTCAAACAACCAATTAGTTTCCATTATAAATTCAATCCCTTTATTTTTCTTCTTTCCCACCATTCTACCAAATATAATAAAGGTTTTGTTATCAGTAAATTATTTTTCATAAACCATAACAATATAATCTGTTCCACCAACTGTAATACTGTCATAGGAATCACTATAACTATTTAAAGTTCCATAATCCTCTTCATTCGCAACATCTTCAATAAATTGTCCTTCATCTATGAAATTATCCATAGATAAACCATAATCATCAATCCACCTCATCGGATCTCTCAATATTTCACTTCTTCTATCGTCAACCGCATTTTCAATATCATCTTCATTTAAATCACCATCAGGATTTTCTTCAATTTCCTGTATTTCATATTCAATATCTACGATTCTACTATCACGGTC